TCTCTGACTAAACTCTTGGAAAGTAAATGATCTATGACGTAAGATCTGTGCTGCAATAGCACGAGTAGTCTCAATCTGTAACGTCATTGATGACTGTTCAAATACAGACCAATGATTATGTTTTATACAATACTTTAGAAGTGGTGCATACTTTTCATTCTCTTGATTGTTAGGGTTAGATACCCTAGCAATGTATGCCATCATCTTCTCAGCATCAGGTGTAATACTGACTAAAGAAACGTTAGGGTCCTTCGTAGGTGTCGTCATAATCTAGTTCTGATGGTTCAAGTTCATCGAATTTATAGGACTCTGTGTCTGAAAATACTTCAGCTTTTAGAGCACTGAGAAGCATCTCTAAATCAGATACTATAATTTTTAGTTTGTCTCTATTCATGCAAATATTATAGCATGAAAAAAGGAGGGGATGCAACCCCTCCCAAATTTATTACGCACAAACAAGTTTACTTGATTCATGCTTGATGCCTCTGTATGTAAGATCAGAGGTTTTTTTCTGACAAGATTTCTTGTCATCGGTGTCGTAAGAGACACCTCGGTAAGTAACTTTTGCCATTGGCATACTCCTGAAGTTGGGATTTTTAGGCCCGTTCCTTCAGTCCTTTGCGTCCCATGTGCTAGGTAGGAAGTGGACACTCTTTGGTGTTTTCCTCCACCATCTGAACCAGTTCTTGCCTTTCCTCCTGTGTTATATTACGGGATTTTTTGATGCTTTCTAAGATTGATTCGGCAGAATCACATGAAAGCATACCTACGAGAACTGGTACTGGTATCATGGGATGAACGCTCCGTTCCGAGACTTACTTGCAACCCTTACGGGTCGAACGATAAAGATATGTTAGCATATCAATACTATCTAGTCAAGTAGCAATGTATCAGTTGCTACATTTCCTAACAGCACAGTAATCAGAACATATATGTGGTCTACTTTTCCAGGAATCTACTAGGGTGTGTTGGAAAAAATCTGTCTGTAATATTTCGTCAAGACTATTGTGTTTCAATGACAAAGACTTGATACCACCCTGCTGTTCGATCAAAGGAATTATATTATCATAGAATACTCTCTGCATATACTCAGCACCAACTCCCTTATTAGGATTGGTTATGTCACGATAGATGGCAGGTGCATCTATATTATCATTGATATAATATTCTGGATAGAAGAACCGAAGACGTGACTGGTGGAAACAGCAAGCATGTACTACACCTCTGCTATCTATTCTAAGTTGACCTGGATTCTTTATACCATGTCCATACTTACAGACTATTGGATCACTATCTCCTGCTGGTTGCTGGCGAAATATATGCTGAGGATCGTCTGCTACTTCTAACTTATGTACTACACCATTGTATTCATAAGTGAACGTACCATCACCCTTACCACTAGCATCATACATATCATTAACCTTTGTGTGCTGGAAGTCTTTGAACCCCATCAAACGACTTAGTGTTCTACATCTCTTAGTCTGATGTTGATTATGTTTGAAGACAAGCATCCTCCATACAGCAGGACCACCTGCTTTGATGAATGCTCTAGCACTTTGTATTACTTTATCGTAGTCTACACCAACTCTATACTGTTGTAAGGTATCTGCAAGACCGTCTATTGAAAATATGAGAAAACTATCCTTGTGTGATGATCCCATGAGAGCACCAAGTGTTCCCCAAAATTCTTGGTCTCGTGTACCACCATTGGTACTCATCTGGAAGATGATATTTCTATTAGCGTTGAGAGTATAAGAATATATCTCTAGTAAATCTTGACATAAAGTTGGCTCTCCAAAAGACCCTTGGAAATATATCAGAGATACATTTGCAAGAGTCTCTACAGGAAACCACGTTCTCCAATCATCTATAGTAATAGATGACCTGTTCATTGATGGGTCTGGTTTTAATACAGCGACCTCATCGTTATAAGATGTTTTGTGCCTAGCACATAAAGGACATTTAGAATTACAATGATCGGTTAGATCAATGAGAATCTTCACCTATCCTTCCAATGAATATCTGGATACGCTTGCTCAACTACACTACGTGTAATCTTATACTTTGATTGTAAATCTCCATCCTTTGCAAGACAAACAACTTCTGCTTCATCAGCATGAAGAGACTCTAACATTTGAATAAGCATCGTTTCTCTTTTCATGTTAGACAATTTGTCATTGCCACCCCTAACAAAATTGTATAGGGATCTCCATTCATGAATCAATCTGGTGTGACCATCAGTACCAGCAGGTGCATCATTTTTTTTGTAAGGTACATCACCCTCTGGAATGGCACTCTTGATGCCCTTGTCATAGTTCCAAATAAGAAGTGCCTTTACATCGTCACGAATGTTTTCTTGTAGTATCTCAACCTTCCTCTTCACGGTTTTACCACCGTGAGCTGCTCGAAGGATTTCAGACACCAAAGGATTTGGTGGTAATTTAGCCATAATTAGTCGTCAAAATCATCAGGTAAACGTGGAGCCTCACCTTCAAATCGGAAGGCTATCACTGAATCTGCAATGGGATTTCCATCCTCATCATAACACTCTGGGTGAGTATATTGAGGAGTGGTGTCTTGTATATATGCACGGATAAGGTACCCTATTACAAGTCCCAATCCTAGCATCATAACAAACATCACAACTGCCATTGCTATTATAGCAGATTCTATGCCCATTTGCTATGCTCCTTTTCTATATGTAGTGAAATTCGGTAACCGAATATGGAAATACCCAAGAGCCGTTTGCTTGGTTTTTTTCTCACTCTGAGAAGGAGTTCGACACCTTTATTTATTTCATCTACAGGAGATTTTTTCCTTGTAGATAGCGAAGTGTTTCTTTGCATCCACCTATGTGTTGATTGTCAATAGTAACCTGAGGAAAGGTTGCCCCAGTTTCAAATTCATTATAGAACTGATCTCTTGTAAAATTTTTATCTAATTTGTATTCAAGATATTGTACATCTATACTTTCAAATAGAGACTTGACTCTATCACACCACTGACATCCATCTCTTGAATAGACTACTGCTTTCATTATTCTATTTGAAATCATTAATATCTATGCAGGTATTGAATGTCAGGTCCTGTAGGTTCTCTACTTGGTGGTATCTCAAGTATAACTGTAGAATCTAAGAGTCTTACGAGATTATTGAAACTCTCAGCCATCTTACGATACCCAGTACCAACATACATCTGTCCAGCAAATACTGATACAGTAGCAGCACCCCAAAAGAGATAGTAAAACCTACTCTTTACTTGATGCCTCTGTTTTTTCTTGAGTTTCACAATATAATTCAGAATTAAATTATATTATAACACACTAACTATACCCTTGCAACTTTTTTAGGTCTTCTATTAACTGCAGATTGATCCATACCTGCTGGTGTTGCTCTCACACCCTCATTAAGATTCCTATCTATCACTTGTGTATTTTTTATATTTCTTAGCAATCCTGGTGAGAACTTATGTTCATACTTTTCATATACCCATTCAGTTTGTTTCTTGAGATCATTTGAAGGTAGTTCATTATTAGTAAAGAGTTTCTTTATCTCCTCTTCTTCTGCAATCAATTCTTTCCTTTCAGTCTCAGCAGCAGCCTCACATGCCCACTTCATCTGTTTACGTAAGCAAGTCAGTTCCTCTTCCTTAGTATGAACATGGAAATCACACTCACACTTTATAATATATCTCCAAAATTCTTTTGATATAACAATACTACTCAACATCAATGAATGATTTGTTTGTTGTACTGTACCACTATCTTCTCCTTGATATTTTAATTGACTATAAGTTGCCTCTTTATTAGGAAGAGTATAGTTACCATATCCATCCACAGGTTTGCAACCAAGTGCTTCTATAGTATCTTTCATGATAGGTGTAGCTTCAAAGGTACGAACCTCACCACCCAACTCACCAACAATATTTCTATACCCACCAGAATAGCACCATGCCATAGGTTTGACACACATACCTTTGATACCATTCAATAAACTATGACCTATATCTCCTTCAAGAACTGCCTTCACATGATTATGATCTCTCCACAAGTAAGGTAGATCTAATGCCCAGTAATCACTGAACTTATTACTTGTTTCCTTCTTAGATGTTGCTGGTAATAAAGCTTCTTCAGAAGATGTAACCAACCTACCAATAGTTGTTGAATAAATCTGACTTATATGAACCTTATTCTCCTTCATCAAAGGAATAAGATCTCTCTTAGTATATAATTTACCTGGCTCACCATATAATTCTGCATACTGATCTAGTGTAAGTATTTCAATATCAAGAACTCCAGGAAGGCGACGATCCATCTCCTCCTTGAAGTTCCTTGCTACTCTTATACTTAAATCAATAGGTTCATGGGCAACCACCCATCTTATAGGGTAAGTTTTTAACTTATCTCTTGCCCTAGATTCTGGTACTACTACGGCCATTTCTTACTATGAAGTTGGGTATGATCCTGTCTTTGCTTTCTGCTTGTCAAACCAATCTCTATCTGCAAAGATTTGCTTCTTAGCTAACTCTTGCTTACGATAGAAGTCCATTCTCGCATCGAAGCTAGTTCTATTGAGTCTTTTCCAAAGTCTCTCACGAAACTTCCATGCATAGTTGGTTGCTGAAGGAGCACTGACAGCATCTCCTGTACCATCAAACTTCAGAGTACCAGTAGCTGCGTCTTGCTTTAGTGCTACAGAAGTTGCTGATAAACTTTCACATTTTCTGGATAGAGACATCTCGTTCCTTATATCTTACTTGTATATTTATTTATAAATCCACCTACTAACAACCAGATCAACTGAACCATCTACTCTATTCTTTTGTTCTATCTCTACATTATATCCTTGTTCAGCAGTCTTTCTTTTTATTTTCTCAATAGCATACTGCTGAGTCAACCTATCAATAAACCTTTGAACAGGTACATCTAAATCCCATGTATCCTCCTCAGCAATCAATCTATAGTGTTCATTTCTATCACACCAACTAAATCCTATGTCAGATGCTATAGCAACACATGCATTGAACTTAGGATGTCCTTCTGCATGTCCACCTCTAACTTCTAACTCTACATCATGTTCTACGTCATGTCCTAAAGTATTCAAGGCACTTACTAATGACTCTTTACATTTTAACTGTGTCTTTATCTGACTAAAGTGTGACATGTTGCTCCTGTCCTATGCGATTTGTAACATAACGATCTGATGTCTCTTCTTTGAAGTATACGACTCCCAACGAATCTTCTACCTCTGAAGTAAGGTTTTCGCAGTGAGCACCATAGACACCTTCAACTGTTTCGAGAACAGTTCCATCTTGTTTAATTGTGAATCTAATAGTTTCTTTCATTGAAAAAATCTTAAGGGGTAAAAAAATACCCCGATTTTTTTTCGGGGTATTCATATTTCATAGGTCTATTTAGGTTTAGCCTATGCTAGGTGCAGATAGTAGTGCAACTTCACTGGTCTCAGCAGATGCCAAGTCAAGTGGGAAGTTGTGAGCATTACGCTCGTGCATTACTTCCATACCAAGGTTTGCTCTGTTAAGAACGTCACCCCAAGTAGGAACAACCTTACCAGATGCGTCTACGACAGACTGGTTGAAGTTGAAACCGTTAAGGTTGAATGCCATTGTGCAGATTCCCATTGAAGTTAACCAAACACATATAACAGGCCATGATGCAAGGAAGAAGTGAAGACTTCTAGAGTTGTTGAAAGATGCATACTGGAAAATAAGTCTTCCGAAGTATCCATGAGCAGCAACAATGTTATAGGTCTCTTCTTCTTGTCCAAATTTATAACCGTAGTTTTGAGATTCATTCTCGGTAGTCTCTCTGATTAGAGAAGATGTAACGAGTGAACCATGCATAGCACT